AGGTCGTCGTTCAGTTCGCTGATCGCTGCGCTGTGCTGGGTGTTGTAGGCGTGGATCGTTTCCGTGCGCACCAGGCGCTCGGCCCAGTGGCGGTACCGCCTGAACAGGCCCTCGCTGATTTCCTCCACCAGGGCCCCCTCGTTCCCGGCGATACCCCGCAGGGCCACCATGCCCTTGGGCCCGCCCAGGCGCCGCAGCCGGTTGGTCATTTGGCTGAAGGTTTCACCCCTCGCCAGGCCCACGCCGAACTGCCGCCGCATGTCGTCGCGCACCCCCGCGGTGTACCGGGCCGCGCTGGTTTTGTACCGGGGGATCAGCTCGTGCCGCCCCCGGGCGATCACTGCTGCCGTGTCGATCTGGGTGGGCATCATGCCGATGGCGCCGGGGCCACCGAACACCCCGCCCATGCGGGCGAGCTCGAACTCCAGGTGGCCGACGGCCAGGTGACCCGCTGCCGTGGCCGTGTCGTCCAGCAGGCCCTGCAGGTGGGGCCGCAGCGTGGTGATGGCCTCCATGGCGCGCTCCACCGATGCCAGCGCCCTGCGGAGCTCCTGGGCCGTGAACCGGGCGTCCCCGTCGGGGACGTTCCGCAGCCAGTTGGTGATCCCTGCGCGCAGCTCCTTGCGGGCGTCCTGCAGCACGGGCAGCAGGCTGCGCATGGTGGACTCGTCCATGGCCACGATGTCCCCAGCCAGGGACCTGTGCATGTCCTTGATCCGCTGCTGCTGCTTGGCAGTCGGAAACGTGGGCGCGTCCAGCCCTGGCGCACGGTGGCGCGCCCCTATGGGCAGGCCCGGGATCGCCATGGGTTACGTTGCGATCTCGTACCGGGCGGTGAACTGGGCGTCGGACAACACCTTGCCGTTGGCCACCCAGTCGGTGTCCGTGATGGGGACCGGGCACGGGACCGGGCCGCCCGCTTCGCAGTCGTACTCGTACACGCCCGTTTCGGGTTCGGTCACGTTGTCCGGCCAGGGGGTGTTCGCAACGACGAACTGTTCCGCCGAAATCGTTGGGCGTTTCCGCCAATAGTTTGCCGCCGCCATCAGGGCCTCCTGCTGCTGTCAAACATGGGCCGCTTGGGCTGCCCGTTGGGGTTTACTTGCTGCCCTTGGGCTGCGCGCCGCTTGGCCTCGCGCTCGTCGTCGGCGTCGTCGAACTCGTCGTCGTCCTCGTCCTCGTCGTCGCCTGGTGGCAGCAGGGACATGCCGGCCTCCATCAGGGCGTCCTCGGCGGTGACCTGGGTTTCCAGCTCCTCGCGGATTTCCGCCAGCTCGTCCTCGGTGAGCTCGTCCCCCATCACGGTTTTGTAGGTCCGCAACAGGTACGCCTTTTTGAACGTCGGGGACTTGATGGGGACACCGTTCAGGAGCTCCACCGCTTCCTTGACGGCGCTGGCCACGTCGGTGGCGTCGAACTTTTCGGCGCCCGACACGCGGGGGTCCAGTTCGCCCTTGACGTGCCCGACGATTTCCACGATGTCGCGCAGCGCGTCCCGCAGGTACTTGCCCAGGGCGCGCAGGATCACGGTGGTGTGTGCCCGGTCCTGGGCCTTGCTGTCGCCGCTGCGCTTGATCGCCGCGCTGCCCATGTCCACGGACAGGGCCATGGAAAACATCACGCGGTGCATTTCGCGCATGATCTGGTCGCAGCTTGCGCGGGCCTCGGCGAACGGGGCAGCGTCGGGTCCGATGAACTCGGCGCGGTCCTGGTGGCCACGTAGCTGGCTGTACCCCTGGCCGCGGATCTGGTTCAGCGCCCGGTCGGGGTCCTCCTGGGCATCGGACACCGGGGACATGCTGGCGCCGTCCTCGGGTGCCATGAACTCGTAAAGGATTTTGAACAGGCTTTTGTACTCGGCCCACGCCTGCGCGTTGCGCTTGTTGAAATGTTCCCGGGCCAGGGACTCCAGCTTGCCCATGGCCCACAGGCCCTCGGGCAGCTTCATGCGGATCAGGGGCACCTTGGTGAAGGTGTGCACGCCCTCGTCCAGCATGGGCACGGGGTCGTCGAGCTCGGGCACCTTGTCGGGCGGGTAGGTGATCTGATAGCGGGTCCAGCCCAGCCGGTCGTAATACGTGAAAGTTTTGGTGATGTTCCTGCGCGCTGCGGACAGGCCATCGCGCCGCTGTTCCGTGTCGCAGATCAGGGCCCACTCCAGCTCGCCGTTCTGGTCGTCCTGCCAGTCGATCACGTACTCGGGGTCCACGGCGATGGCGTAGGGGTCCAGCAGTCCGCGCCGCTCCTGGTCCAGCAGGGACTTGGGCGCGTCCTCCACGTACTCCTCGGGGGTCTGGGGCAGGTCGATCAGCGTCCAGCTGCAGCGGGTGATCAGGGACTCGCGGATCTGGTCCACCAGGAGCTGCTGGCAGGACTGCCGCCTGCCGCCCTCGGGGGACACGTCCTCCAGGAAGTCGGACCACCACTCGGGCAGCTTGGGGTCCTCCTGTTCGGCCGCGTCGTCACGTTCCACCACGTCCTGGGGCTGGATGGACACGGGGTCCGCAGCCAGGCCGGCGACCAGGTGATCGATGATCGCCCCGGCGTAGGGGAAGTAGTGGGCGCGCTTGCACCGCTCCTTGTACACTTCCTCGTCCTCGCCGCGGTGCGCGGGCAGGAGTCGTTTCATCAGCGCCTTGTTGCGCAGCAGCTTGGGGCCGCCAGCGTACAGGGCGCGACACTCGGACCACAGCTCGGCGTCGTAGTCGGGGTGACGCTGCAGAAACGTGCGCCATGGCAGCGACTCGGGGGACGGGCTGCGCTGGGACCTGCCAGGGTACGCCTGCGCCTTGGCCTCCATTCGCTCCTCGTGGACCTCCAGGCCCAGCTTGGCAACGGGGCCGAGCTCGTGATCGTCCATGGTTTTCAGGGCGCCCTCGGGGATGTACGCTTTGGCCATCGGTTAATCCTTGGCCCGCGATTTTCGCTTGCGCTTGGGCTTGGGCGGTGACGGTTCGGGCGTCACGTCCGTCACGTCGAATTCAGGGGGTGCCGTTTCCACCACCGCAGGCGCTGCAGGTGCCACGGGTTCGGGCTCGCTGGGCTGGGGTGGTGGATTCGGTTGTGCTGCGACGGGTCGTGGACTCGCCACCACCTTGGGGCGGGGCGGGTCGCCTAGTTGGACTGATTCACGGGCCCGGCGCTTCATGCGCCTACCCTAACACAGGGACAAGGCGTGGGAACACCACCACGCCGGGCGGTGGTTTCACGTAGACACCCGACAGGTGACGCTCGCAACATGCGCAAAGCTGGCGCCGTTCGACGACACGCGCAGGGGCCTGGGCTGCCCGGAACCGGGCCGCCTTGAACTCAGTGGCAGCGCGTAGGTGTGCCCGCCACCGTTCTTGTTGAACATCGCAGATCATTGGGGCACCTCACGCCCAAAGTATGCGGGATCGCTGTGACAGTTACAAGGGGGGCGCCTGGTGTACGGGTGGACACGTCACCCGAACGCCGAACGGTTCCGCCGAGCTCCACGACGGCGCGGGGCGCGCTCCTGATATAGCGTGTTCCAGGCGTGGGCCAGCACGTCCACCTGGTCGTCCACGGTCGCCCGGGGGCTGAAGTCGGTGGCCTCGGCGATCAGGGGCTTGGACCATGGCCTGTCGATGGGCACGTGGTACCGGCCCTCGTTCCAGGCGCTCGCCGCGTTCTGGGATCGCAGCCACTTGTCGCCCTGGGGGGTGATCTCCAACACCTTCAGCGTGGGGTCCTCGGCGCGCAGTGTCTGGGGCACGGCCTTGAACCCTGCCACCGCCTCCACGCCCACCGCTACACCCCACCACTGGGTCTGGAAGTGTTTCAGGGTTTTCACCACGGCCGGCGTTTCCCACTGCCCACGGGTCCAGTCCAGGACCCACGCCTGCATGTTCTCGCCGTACCCCTTGGCAGCCACCACCCCGATCACCGTGTGGTCGGCGCTGGTTTTTTCGCTGGTCGCCGGGTCGCACACGATCAGGGCGCGGTGGCCGTCGAGCTCGAAATCGTCGGCGCTGAACCGGGCGGGGTAGTCGCCGAACAGCTGGTGGCCCTTGGCGATGGGGCGCTGCTGGTACAGGGACGCGAACCCGTAGGGCCCCATGATGGACCTGATCCCGTGCAGCTTTTTGGCGGGGTATCGTTCGGGCCACAGGGCTGCCCCTTCCTCGCGCCCCATCGGGTCGTCCTTTTCCGCCAGGGCTGGAAGTCGGATCTGTTCAAACTGGATGCCCTCGCCGGTGGTCGGATCCTCGAACCCCTTCAGCACGCGCCCCGCCAGGTCGTCCTTGTGCCAGCGGGTCTGGACGATTAACACGCTGCCGTTGTCCTCCAGGCGCGTCCAGAACGTGTCCGTGAACCAGTCCCACACGCGGTCCCGCTTCAGCCTGGACTCGGCCTCGGCCCTGTCCTTGTGGGGGTCGTCGATCACGGCCACGCCGTCGATCCCCTTGCCGGTGATGGCGCCACCGATGGACGTGGCCAGGAACGATCCCCCGTGTAGGGTTTCCCAGAAATGCACCGCCTGGCTGTTGGTGTCGAGTTCCACGCCGGCAGCTTGGGCCAGCCGCCTGGCCACCCTGGATTTTTCCATGGCGAGCTCGTCCCCGTAGGCGATGAACGCGTTCCGCAGGCAGGGGTCCAGGTCCATGCGCCACGTCAGGCCGTGCAGGCCGGTGGTGGTTTTCGCGTGCCGCGGTGGCATTTCGATCACCGCGTACACCGGGCC